ATCTTCTTACAAAGACTCTAAATTAACTGATGCAGACATCCCTTTTTAATATTATAAATATGCCTAGTTTTAAAGATATAACTTTTGAACAATTTTATAAGCTATATCCTAGAAAGGAAAAAAGACCTTTAGCCGAAAGAGCATTTAAAAAGCTATCGGTTAAGGACAAGTTTGATGCTTATAATGGGCTTATAAATTATATTAAAGTTTGGTCTGCAAAGTATGAAGCAGAGGGATGGTTAACAAAAACACAATTCATACCGCAGCCCTCTAGCTTTATAAATCAAAGAAGGTGGGAGGATGAGATTGAGTTGCCAAAACAAAAAGCAGAGTATCGCAGAGATGTTACTGGAAAATTTTTCGTCGGATATTGTTCCAAGTGCCGAACCTCTGACTTTTTTAACGATTATGAACTAAAAGGCGATAGTAGGTGTTGCAAAGCCGAAATATTGCCAGAGAGGAAATAATGGATAACACAAAAAACATAATAGAGAAGTTAAGAGAATACGTTGAAAGCGTAAAGCAGTTTGATGGTGAAGAAGGGAAGCACTATGCAATCATAAGATTGCTTGCTAATAGTGTTTTGATTATGCACGATCAAGGTTACGACTTGCCAACAAAGACTCTAGCTGAACTAGAAAAACACTTATAGGAGAGTATTATGGAATATACTAGAAATGTATATGTCGTCAGATACGAAGATGGCGATGTGGAATTCTGTTCCTTTTACTGCAACCAAGCAGAAGCCATGAAAGGAAGAACAGAGTTCAAAAGAAAGTTTGGAAAAGAGGGTAGCGTAGAGAAGAAAGCTGTACCTTATACTAAAAAAGGTTTTGTAGACCTATTTAAACGATATGCAGTAAAACACAGAGAAAGGATATAAAAATTTGAGGGGAGGGTTCTTAACTCTCATTGGCTACTCACCAATCCCATCCTTCCCCTCGCTACTATTATGAAAGAAAAAGTAAAAATGTACAAAGAATTGACCTTCGTTTATATTATAAATGGCAAGAAATTTTTATGTAAGAAAAAAGCCGAAAGATATTTAGAAAAGGTAAATAAAGACGCAGAATGAAGGTTCTTGAATTATTTGCTGGCTCACGATCGTTTAGCAAGGTTGCTCAAAAATATGGCTTTGAAACCTACACCACAGATATAGAGCCTTTTGAAGGAATTGACCAAGTTTGTAACATATTTGATTTTGATGTACATAAAATGCTAGTATTGTTTGGCGAGCCTGATATTATTTGGGCATCACCTCCTTGCACTACTTTTAGTGTAGCCAGTATATCATCGCATTGGACAGGCGGAAAGGGTGCGTATATACCTAAAACTGAAGCATCTAAACTAGGACAACAAATCGTTTCTGAAACCATATCATTAATATCAAAGCTTGCTCCTAAATACTTTTATATTGAAAACCCAAGAGGAGTATTAAGAAAGCTAGATGTTATAACCAAGCACAACTTTATAAGAAACACAGTATGGTATTGTCAGTATGGAGATGAAAGAGCAAAGCCTACTGATATATGGACAAATGATTATTCGTGGCGACCTAAACCTGTTTGCAAAAACGGGAATCGTAACTGCCATCATCAACCTGCCCCAAGAGGATCCAGGACAGGAACGCAGGGCTTGAAAAATGCCTATGAAAGAAGCAAGGTTCCTGAAAAATTATGTGAAGAAATTTTAAACAACCTTATAGAAACAGGAGAATAATAAATGAAATACATGGTATTAATTGCAGGAATAACGATTGCTAGCGTTACTAACTTTGAGGTAACCAACAACGACACAACACACATAAAAACCTATTATAGTAACGGTAACATGGAAAGCAAGGGTATGAAGGTGCATAAGCTTAAAGAAGGAGAGTGGATTTACTACACAGACAAAGGATTTCCTTATAAAATAGAAAGATATAGAACTGGCAGGGTTTTAAAATCTTTAAACTTGAGAGATTATAATGGCGCATCCAAGTAAAATTAGAGAGCTTAAAAAGTTTGATTTTGACAACGAAAAACCTTATATATATTTTTTAATAAATAAGGGAGATGTTGTGTATGTGGGCAAAACAACCAACTTTTTAAGTAGGATTAGTAGCCATACAAAAAATGAATATGTTACAAAAGAATGGCGTGAAGGGGAGTTGGTCAAAATCAATCGCAGTTTAAAAAAATTTACAGAAATTCGCTATAAAGAAGTTGATAGAGTTGAAAGTTTAGAAGAATACGAACAAAAATGTATTAAAAAATTTTTACCAAAATATAATTTTTGCGCTTTTTCTAAAAGACAGCACGAAAAACAAAAAAACACAAAAAAACAAAAAACAATTCAGCCAATAAAACTTTCTGAAAAAATTGCAAAACTTATTAAATGTAAAATATGCGGCACAAGAATGAATGAATTAAAACCCCACGTTCACCAAACGAAAAGTATGTATAAATTGAAAGATGGATCTTATTTGTGTGCAAGCCATATGTGTTTAAGAAAGCACCTTAACAAAAAATACGATAGTTTTGAGAATGAAGGAAAAAACTATACCCCAGATGAAAGAGAAGACATTAGGCTTTTAAGGGCTTGTGGGTGGAACGACATGTTGAAGAAAAGGTACGGATTAAATAGGTAGTTTTTACATACTAAAAAAGGAGTAATATGGCACATCCAAGTAAAGTAAAAGGCAACAAATTTGAAAGAGATGTTGTCAACAAAGCAAAAGAATTTGGTCTTGAATCAAAGCGAGCCTACGCATCCAATGGAGAGTCACTAGGGATGCACGCAGAAGTCGACCTTATAATTGAGGACTACAAAATACAGGCGAAGATACGCAAAAGTATCGCATCCTATTTAGTGCCTAATGAAAATGTAGATGCCCAAGTTATAAGGGAGGATAGGGGGGAGGCATACATTGTGTTAAGGTTAGAAGATTGGTTGGAATTTATTAGCGGTAATTCTAACAATAATGTGGGAAGCTAATGGCGATAATATCATATAGAGGCGGAAGCATTGATGAGCATTACTGCTAATAAAGACTCTTTAAAGTATTTAGACTATATTAGAGGATGTTGTTGTTTAATATGCTTTTCAGAGAACCCAGATCCTGACCACCTTGAAGCAATCGGTATGGGAGGTAACCGCAAGAAACCCACACTCAAACACTATACTTGCATACCACTCTGCCGATTGCATCACACAGAAAGACACGCAATAGGAACAACAGAATTTGAAGCCAAATATAAAATTAACCTATGGAAAGAAGCATTTAAACTATTAAGGGAATATCATGCAAGAGTATGAACCAATAAGAAAACTTATAAGCAAAGAAAATAAAATAAATTGCTGGGAATACTTGAAGACTCATAGCCTTGCAAATCGTGGAGTCTATGATGGCGACAAAGAAAAACAATTAACAGGATTAATCGCCGAAACAGAAACACACAAACTACTATTAGATGAATACCCAGACCTTAACGAAAAAGAAGATGGTTTTGATGGAGGAGTAGACATTAATTATCTAGGCTACACAATAGACGTTAAATCAATGGGAAGAAACTTTTACACCAAACCAGAGTATGTAAATAACTTTCCCAAGCTACAATCGCATTATGCCTGTGATATGATTATATTTACTTCTCTAAATAAGAAAACTAATATTATAGAGTTTTGTGGCTGGATATGGAAAAACGAAATAGATAATAAGGCTGATTTTTTTAAAAAAGGAGAAGTCAGAAGCCGTGGCTTAAACGATACTATGGTAACATCTACTGACAATTATGAAATAAAGAATAGTAACTTGAGAGATATAAGGGAGATATTAGTATGAAATTTACAGCAAAAGTAAAAAACGGATCATTAGAGATGCACGACCCTGCCGGTCTTAAACGATTCTTAAACGGAATAAAGGGTGATGTATGGGTTGATATAAAAAAGGCTCCTAAAATGCGTTCTAGTGAGCAGAATGGCTATTACAGAACAGTTATAAGGCAACTTGGAAACCATCTAGGTTATAATGAAGATGAGATGCACGAAGTTATTAAAACTAAATTTCATATTGAGTCTACAAAAGACCTTACTAAAGATGATTTTAGTGACTTGTTAGATAGAGTTATAAGGTTTGCTGCGACTCTTGGGTTTGCAGTACAAGACCCTCGCCGAACCTAATAAACCTCTCTAATAGCTAAAGAAACATTCCAAGTCCTGTGAGCTACTTGAGTACAAGATATAGAGTCTTGGTCTAGCATACATATAGCAAACTCTGGATTATCAACTTCAACTCCGTCTACTATCCTTGTGGCTTTAGAGTCAGGGCAAAATATAAACGGCAATGCTCCATTTTGAGTTAGCTTAAAAAAACTGCTCATCGATGTATCAAAATTGCTAACACTATATGTTTCCTCCTCATCAAATTGGTCAAACGTATCATTGAAGAATGAATTAGAATTTTGTGCCGAATCAAATAAATTATCATCAGATATATAACTAAAACTCATGTCCCATATCCTTCTGGCTCTATTAGCAACATTGGTGTAATCTCTACCATCTGTTTTTTGTAATGTCCAAGCAGGCTGATCCCCCCAATTAGGCACACCTTTATGCTTAATGTTAACTAAAGTATTTCCTGCTATAGTTTCGTTAACAGATATTCCTGACATCTCTAAAGTCTTCTTAACACTTAAGTCAGGCGAGTTAGGAGCCTCAATAAATATTCCTGCGGTCAGCGCCCCAATCTCTAAAGAATTGTTATCTCCCCAAGGAACCTCATTCTGGTTTCCATCATTTTTTTCAAATGTAAACTCTGCTACAGAAAACCTAGATTGCAAAGTTGATGTGTTTTTGTTCGTTATTTCCCATAAAGAAAACCCATCATACTTTGGTTTCCCTGCACTACCTGCATTTTCAATTAGAGTAGCATCTTCAAAATTAACAATTTCTTTAAATTCAGACTGATTTGAAAACTTAATATCGCCATCATCATGCTTTCCATAAAATCTGTGATGAACTGCGCTAGTACCCAAGCTAGCTAGATTATGACCTAATATCCCCGCAAACCAACCTGAAGAATGATGCTCGTCATCAGAAGGGTTGTGGTATGCTAGCAATTTTCCAAGTTCATGTTGCGGTATATGATTCATTGAATTTGTGCCTGTGGGCTCTTCATTAATCCAAAACCTTAATCTAGATTTGCCTGTGTTTGCAGGTAAATTAAATGTATGCGGCTGGTAAGGGTTCATCGTAAATGGTTTTTCTATATTCGTAGAATCACCATAGTCGATTGAGCTTACTCCATTATACTTTCCTATGCTTTTTAAGTAGCTTAAAATATCACAATAAAACCTTGGTGTCCCTATTTGTCTTTTAGCCATTGCTTTCTCCTAAATGCTTGATTTTTTAATTTCTCTTCCTATAATTGTTTTAGATACTATTTCTTCAGGCTTTCTTGCGTCTGATTGATATTCGCCATAATTAGAGTTCCAAGTATCTCTGGAAACATTTACAACATTAGCTTGACGCATTTGCAGATCCCACGTGACATACTTGCACTTTGTTATTTCAAACTCGCCTACATAAGTAAATAATAATTCAGACAACTCTGATTGAGCCATGCTATATATTATAGCTTTCCTTTTACCTATTTTTATAGTCCAACCCTGACCTAGCCTTTTAACCCCTTTAATAGCACCTATATAATCTATTTCAAAGCCAGCAACCTCACCATTTGTTTCAAAAAATACATTTCCGTCACCATATTTAATCAACCCCTGTGATGCCGCAGGTTTTTGCAATCTGTTTATTTTATCCATTGGTTATCCTGTTTACTATAATAATTACATCTAAAACATTAACCTGACCATCGCCATTTACATCTGCAATTAAGGTTTCTTCGTCTGTAAAACTTTCAACATCTACTATTTTATTTATCATAAAAACTACGTCTAAAATATCGGTAAACCCATCACCATTAAAATCTCCTGAACCCGCTACAATCTGTTGCCCGCTTTCCTGACCTTCTTGTTTTATTAAGGTTAAAGGCACATACGTCTTTCCTTTGTAAGTAAGCTGATTACCACTCATGTGATGTAATTGTATAGCTTTTATTTTTATAGAATCTAAATCTTTTTTAGTTTCTGTAATCATAAACAATGGTAGAATATATTGACCTGCCCTTACTGGCATCTTATCGCTATCCCCTAATACATATTTTTCGCCATAAACTTTTTTACCTAACATCATTTTATCAAACTCAATTAAATCTCCAATCTCAAAAGCATAATAACTCAAAGGTAATTTTAATTCTACTATGTTATGTTGATTGACATTCCAGTAAAATAAATATTCGGCTAAAGCGTAAGCTGAATCAGGGTCTCTGATATAAGGAGATTCAAAATCTAAAAAGCTATCTACATGATTAATATCTCCCGTTATAATACCTTCTTTTACACCATAATAATTATCTTCTCTAAAATCGTCAAACATGTCTCCATTATAAAAATATGTAGGTTTTTGCGCCTCGATTATATGTGAATCTAAATACGTGTCTAACCCATAATCTTTATTGTACTTTACTTCTACTTTGGTAATTATGTCGTCTACTGAAGTTCTTGAAAACGAATAATCAAAAACATCATCTGCTTTTATGGTCGATATTTTTTCATTGCCTGTATATGTGTTTTTTATAGTTATAAATTTTAAATTATCGCTAGCAATTACAGGAAAAGATTTGCAAGATTGAGATATTTCTTGAATTAACTTTTTGCTTTCTATTTCTTTGTTAATTGAAAAAGCCATTTCAAAATCTTCATGCTGGCTCCTAGACTCTGTTTTAGAAAATAAATCTATATTGTTTTTGTCAAACCCCAGCTCTTCGCCAAATATATGGTGCATTATATCTGCGGGTTGTGTTATTAAGTTGTCTGACGGATTGTATATTTCAATGTACTCTTCCATCGTGTCTAAAATATTTATTTCAATGTTATCTGCATAACTAAAGCGAGAAACTGACGGCATAAGATTCCATTGAACTTCAGCGTCAGACTGATCATCCCCATAAGACTCAAAATCAGGGCTATCAAGCTTAATAAAAACAGACATAGTATCTGTCTGTCCCGCATTAACATTATTTGCTGTATAGGTTATTTGATATTGTTTTGTTTGTCCTGCAACTATGCTGTCTGTTATGATTTTTTGATTATTGTAATCTAATGTTCCATAACTAGCAACAACATCTTCGGATATTTCTCCATACCATTCAGATAAATCGTCTGCAATAGCTTCATTGACCTCTGCTACGCTTTCGCTGTCTACTAAATAAATTTTTATTTGACCGTTATAATCTTGTGATTTCAATTGCATCACTAAAGGGTCTGACTGTGCCTCACTAACAAATTCAGGCGTGTCAAAGTTTAAAATACTTACAGTAAAATCATAAACCCCTTCTGCGTTAAATACAACGGGGGCAAAAGGAAACGGAGTAAATCCATTATAAGCAATAATTCTTCCATCTGATATTGCGCTATCTACAGTAGACCTGTCAACAGGAAATATATTTTTAACTCCACTTTCTCCATTAATTCTTAAAATAAAGCCTACTAATATATTGTAACTGTCTATATATTCTTTAGGAACGCTATCAGGACCTCCTGCTGTAAAAGGCGCGTCAGCATTTAAAGTTAAGCCCAGTTGGTTCATCAAGGTAGAGGGAACAGCTGACGGTATTTGGATTTCGTTTCCCCACTCAAAAACGTAGGTAGTAAAAGGCTCTAGCTCTATGATGCAACTATAATTAGTAACCTCCCAATACATAGCTGAAATAGTCATATTGGCTTTTTGGCTGCCGTCAGAAAAAGTAGAAGAAAAAGGCATTTGAGAAACGCCATATCCACTAGCCATACCAACCCCACCACCCAAGCTAGCAAATCTGTGCGGATTAAATGTTATCCAGTCTTGTGCGTAATACTCTTCAGCAGCAAGCCAAAACTCATCATAGTTATAGTCAATATAACCAAGCCCTAAAGAATAGCGAAAAGTATTATAGTCCCCTAAATCAATTTTGCTAAAATCTTGCGTATTTATTATGTTGATAAAATCTACACCTTCATCAGAATCAGCCATGTTTTCACCATCGGACATTTTAACCCTAAACTTTAGATTTTGTGTTGAAGAAATAGCACCATGAGGCTCCCAAATTAAACTAGCCATTAATATTTAGTCCTTGTTTTGATTTTTTGTTTTTTTATTGTAGGTTGCTTGCTTGGCTTTACAGGTTTTTTGATTTGCCTTGCCACAGGTCTTTTAGCTAATCTTTCAGTTTGGTTTGCTGGCATACCTGTATTAAGCCTACCTTCAAAATAATCTTGTCTTTGACTCAATGTAAATTGTTCAGTCCCTGTGTAAGAACCTGCGATATTGTCAACTCTGCCATAAACATCTGCATAAACATCATAGCTTATGAAGTCATTTAATATAGCTAGTCTTTCTACCTCTAAATTATTTATTTTCAAGTATTTGAATCCATCGCTTTGATTTTGCAAAACCCAATTTCCGTCATTAATATTCAACTCTCTTTGTGTTATGCTAAAAATCTTGTTAGTTAAATTTGATGTAGTTGTGTTGGGTGTTGTGCCATCACTTTTTTTGAATATTCCGCCACTCTCTTCATCGTTAGAACCAATATTCCAAATTTCTTGACTTTGATCTGTCCATCTAAAAAATAAATGAGGAGTCTCTGTGTTCCCAACAATTCCAAGCACTTCTGCTTCCAAATCGTATTCTAAAGTAACATAACCTTTTATTGGTTTTTCTCCAGAAGCTGTAGGCAAAGCTTGAGTTATTTTGTTTTCTGAAGCAAATTCAGTTGCCTCAAAATTCATAATAGTTTCACCATAAATGTTATCATAACCTAAATTAGTCTCTACTGTAGACTGATTGCCAAAAAGCCAATACTCTGCATCAGCAATTTCTTCAGGAATTTCACCAAAATCTTTGACATCTAGATACGAACCATTGACCGTTGTAGATGGGGTGTTTCCTGTTGTGTCTTGAAACATTTGCACATTAGCACTTCGTTTTTCCCCTAATCCCCCTCCTTCTGAATAATGCAAATCATAAGTTCCTCCTGAAAATACTACAGGAGATTTATGCTCCACCTCTACAAGATTGTATGCTATGGGAGTAGCATCATAGCTGTTAAAATTAGAAGGAGTGCCTCCCTGCGATACCGTATCAACATTTAGCTGCTTGTCAACTAAAATCATATTACTCAATATTAAAAATTGATCTTTAGAAGAAGTTTGATACAATGTATTTTCTGATTGCTGGCTAAATAAAAAACATGTTTTTCTCATATTTAAATATATATCATTATCAAACACTTTAGGGTTTTCAATTAATTGTATAGCAAAGCTATCTGGCGTAATTGAATATTTGCCGCTTCCATTCTCTAAAGCCGATTCATATATATTATAATAGACGCATGGAGCATTTTGGACATATCCGTATACCATAGGAACTCTTTTGTTTTTGTATTTATCAGGCAAATCAATATCGTCTCTTACATATTCAATAGGCAGTTTTTTGTGCAATGTTTTTTCGGCTTGGTCTTCCACTCTAATAGATAAAAAATCTGTTCTTTCTTCAATGTCTTTTACAAACCCAGAATAAACTTTCAAACAATCTCCCAAAGATTCTCCTGATTGAGACTTATGATAAATTTCTACTTTTTTATTCATAATAGATGGGTTGAAAAGTTTTTCAGAAAAGGTTTTATTGCTAGGTGATTCCGAGTAATCAATATTAAACAAATCTATATTGACGGAAGATATTTTGAATTTCTTTTCGCTTGCATCAACAGATTGATTTATTGAGCCTACTTTTTTTATCAGGGGGTCAAAATTTTGCTCTACAAATACTTTTTTGGTAGACAAACGTATTCTATCATCTATAATTACCAAGGGTGTTAAATCAAACACCTTTGATTCAATGTCTAGCTTAAATTTATCGGGCAAATCAATCATTAACTAATACCTATGTCTGCTCCCCTGCGGATTGCATCTTTAATTTTTGGGATAGCTTCTTCTTCAATAAAGGAATCGCTTAATACATTTCCTGTAAAGGTTATGTTGGCTCCCCCGTTTGCCTGTCCTGTCCTGTTCATTCTGTTTAAGTTTTCTAACCCTATAGATTCTACGGCTGACCTTCTCATTACAAATTCACCCTCTTGAGCCACAATAGGCACATTATCTCTGTTTCTTCCAAAAGCTTGTATTTCGCCACCCTCATGGAATGTTCTGTCTATACCTGCTTGCGCCCTTGCAAAAACATTTCCTACGATTCCTCCTGCTGCTGCTGCCCCTACTGCTCCAAATATACCAAAATTTGCAAAAGAGTCTGCAATAAAAGATGCTATTGCTTTTTTTAATTGCGATGCTATAAACTCGGCGGCTGCTGCGCCTGCTGCTCTTGCCGCATCTTGTTGAGCTGCCCCACTAGCGATTGCGCCCTGAACAGCCGTTTTCATAAGGTTATCGTGCGCTTTTGCAGCATCATCAATAGCTTTTTTTTCATCTCGATAGGCTTGTTCTGTATCTTTAATTTCCTGTTTTAATTGCTCTCTCCTCATTAACGCTTTTCTAAAATCATCTTCTTTAAAATCTAAATCTTGTTGCTCTGCCCTTAAAACAGCCATCTCTATAGCCATTTGCTGTTCATCGCCCATAAACTTTAACTTTGTTTCAAGCATTGCATTTTCTTTTTCAAGATTTGGTATAAGAGAAGCAGATTGCGCTTCTTTTTGCATTTCCAAATCAAGTAATTTTTGTTCTATTATAGTCAAAGCTGATTTTATTTCCAAACTTTTTTCATCAAGATTTAAATTTTTTGATAGCGTTTCTTTAGCATCGTTTTGCAAAGCGTTTATTTTGACTCTCTTTTTAATTTGATTTTTCAAATGGTTCAACCGCATTTCGTCAAACGATGCTCCTTCTTCTGTTTTTTCCCCAACTTCTCCTAGCACTTTTGCGTAATCCTTATTTAAAGAAATAGCTGATTCTAAAATTCCTCCTCCACTAATTTCTTTTAGTTGCTTTGTGTATTCAGCTTGCTTGGCGTTCAGAGCTTCAATAGTATTAGGCACACCTTCTAAAGCCTTAACATATTCATTTGTTTGTTCGGTTGCCCCTTCTGTCTCTTCGCTAAAAAAACCTAATTGATGAACTAATTCTGCTAGCGCCAACGCAAGAATTCCTACACCAGATTTAACCATAGCTATTTTAAATTTTTGAAGCTCTATAGTAGCTAATTTTGTTTTTACCGCAACACCAGCATAAGCTAAAGCTAAAACGCCTATAGCAATTCCGTATGATTTTATTCTGCTTTCATCAAGCAAATCTAAAAAACCAGCCAAAGCATTTACTAGTGGCTGAAAAACATCAATAGCTACGTTTCCAATTCTTGCTGTAAAGTTTTCAAAGGCTGCTGTAAGTTGGTTTATAGAGTCAATAGGCGATAATGTTTCTTTGCCCAAAAGAGCAACTTTTTTTCTTGCAGACTCTAATGTAGCATTTAAAAAAGCTTGTTTTTTTTCTGCATCGGTTAATTTTGATGCAGTCTTACCTAATTCTTTGGCATATTTTTCGTAAGCTTTATTGCTATCTACAATAATACCAATATTATCAAGCATAAGCCTTGATTGTCGACCAATACCCGTAACAAGCGATTCTACAGATCTTCTAGTGTCTACACCTAAAGACCTACCAAGTCTTTGCGCCATATCAAACATTTCAGCCATTTCATCAGAATTTTTAGTAATCCCAAGAACCATAGCGTTATTTGCCTGCTGAAACAAATCAAAATTAGACATTGTGCCGTCTGTAGCCGACCTTAATTTGTCCATGGCTATGCTAGCATTTTCCGTTCCTCCTTGAAGATTAGTAAAAGCGGTTTCCATGGCTTGTAATTGGGAGGCTTGTTTAGCAAATTGAGCTAATTGCCTTCCACCCAAAGACATTGCAAAAGAAAATAAAAGCATTTTATTACGCAATGTTGCAAAAGTTGATTCTGAAAGCCTAGTTGCTTTTCGCTGTTTAGCAAAAGCTACATTTAGGGTATCTAACCCCTTTGCTAGCTGTTGAGCATTTCCTTCAATGAGTGATTGTGCGGCAGCAATTCTTAATATAGATTGCTCTAGTTTTCTGTCGCCCTGTGCTTTAAACTTTATTAGTATTCTTTCTGACATCTATATCCTTCTTTTCTTTTTTAGCAAATGCTTTTCTGATTGCAAATGCCCGCCTAACCCATTTAGCTGGCTGATTGTCATAAGACCCCTCATAAGGAGGTATATTAAATTTTTCACAGTATGTATACCTTTCTATGTCTGAACTTAAACAGCTGTCCATAAATTGATTAGGACACGCAAAAAAAGGTATTTGTGCTACTAATGATTCAACAACATCAAATGATTTGTTTTGTTCTTGGTTGACTTGGACAGTCTCCTCTATAATAAGATCGGCAACTGCCCAAACATCATCCATATTGTCAAATCTGCGTTTTTGCCTAACTCCGTCAATCAAGACTGGAATTTCAGCCGAATAAGGAAAACTGTGATACTGACAACCCTCGCAAGTAGGTAAAAGTATATTAAGTTCTACTTGGAGGGCTTCTCGTTTCCCTCAAACAACACTTTCTGAATTTCTAAAGCGATGTTAATCCTGTCTTCATCGTTTATTTTTCTAATAGTGTCGTCTGAAGAGTCTACTAATGCTATTTGCAAAATTTTGAGACAGTTATAGTTAGGGTCTACAATCTCTACCCCTCCATCAACTGATTTAACCATATTCATCAGTATGTCTTTTAACTTTGCTTCATCAGCAATAGTAAACTCTTTAATCTTAAACGCTTTTTTATTTTTTAGTTTTATCTCCATTTAAACATCCTTTTTTTATTTATTAGTCACTCAAATCAAACTCAACTAACGCATCAGTTCCATCATCAACAGCTTTCAGGCTCACATCTAACATCATAATATCCCCTTCTGAATATGCTACATTAGTTAATACTGCATTGTCTGTTTGAACCCCAAACTTTCCATTATTAACAACTACAAAACTGTTTCCACTCAATGCTGCTGTTTGAGTGTCAAACGAGTTTATTAATGTTTTAGTCTCACCATCATATTTTATTTGACAGTCATGTGTAACTGAACATTCAACTCCTCTACTAACAACCTCGTACCCTGTTGCTGTGATACCAGTAAATACAGCAGGATAATCTATTGTAGTTGTAAAGCTATTTAAAAGTGCATCAATATTGAATACTTTTATTCCACTTGCTGCTGCAAGAGTTGTGTCTGTTGTGTTAGCATAAACTGTACCGCCTGCTGTTGGTTCACCGCTATCTACAGCCGATTCATTTAAGTCAGGCACTTT